TGTGGTTATAATAATGTAGAGCATTTCTGCAGACAGTTCCGTCAGCATAACGGCTGTACCCCTGGACAATACCGGAAAATTGCATCAGCGGGAAGCAAGAAAAAACTTCTCACCCACAATACCCTGGGAGGAATGGAGTTTGAGAAGATTAATCGAAATATCCGGAAATAGTGTTTCGGTAGCTGCTTTATTCAGCATTTCCTTAAGCGTTCGCTTCTACCTGTAAATAAATTTCAGCTTTCCGATACCGCCATCTGCTCATAGATAATCTGGCTCTTAGCATATTCGTCCATAGTTCCACCACTAACACCATAACCAATCTTTGCTCCTGATTTTCGCTTACTATCCTGAGTCCAAATTTCATGCACATACATTCCTGGCTTCTTATATTGTGTTTGAATAAAATCTGAGATTTCATTGCAAAGCGAATCCGACAGAGTCACCTTCATTTCAATAGCTGCGTAAGATGAACTAAAGTAGTCTCCCTTGTTTTTTTGTTAATATCTCCTGACTTGTGGAACTCAGTTCCACAAGTTAAATCTACTCTGCTACCATGACGTCTCATAGCTTCCATCTTCATCTTAAAGCTAAATGCCCTTTCACTCGGAAGTATTTCTTCCCTCTGAATATTGGCATCCACCATTTTTATAATGGCTTCATCATCAGACATTTCCTTTACGATATCTGGGACCTTTTTCAATCCCACAATCTTTGCTGCGTGTAACCTACGATGTCCAGATATCATTTCATAATTTCCGCTCTGATCAGGTCTTACAATTACTGGATTCAGGATGCCATTTTCCCTGATACTATCAACCAAAGTGTCCATCTTTTCATCATCCAGCACCTTAAACGGATGGTTCGGAAACGCATGAATTCTTCCAATCTCTATTTTCTGAGTACCGGCAATCTCCGGTACTCCCAATAATTCATCTACTGACTGTAATTTAATCTTTCCTGCTACTCTGCTTGCCATAATTACTCTGCCTCCTTCAATACTTCCTTAGTTAATGCCATATAAGCAAATGCCGCTTTACCCTTTGGATCATAGGAATAAATGCTTCCACCCTCCACACTGACCTCTGATGCCCTGACTGACATCGGTATCTCTGTTCCAAATACCTTTGTTTTTGTTATGATCGTTAATGTTTTTGTGTTTGTGTCATAGTTATATGCCACATAAATATTCTTTTCTTCAGCTTTGAGTACAAGCTCCAGAATCTCTCTTATTTTGTCTCTGAACATGTTTCTTCCTCCTGAACTCTTCTAAGCTGATCTACCGCCCAGTATGCGGATATCCCAAAGAGGATGTTGAACCAGCCTGGGATGTCCACATATTTCCCTGCAAGGATGCAGAGGGCTATGATTATGTATTGTTTCATAGCTTGTCCTTTCTGCCGCCTTAACCGGCGGCTTTTCTTTCGTAGTTCATATTCAGAAAAAGTTCATCCTGTCTCTGGATGAGCAGACATTTGATTTCTTCTTCTGACATATCACTGGCTTTATGCTGAATTCCATTAATACGGATATTTCTTGTTACCAGTTTTAATTCTGACATCTTCCTCACCTCTTCTTTATGGTATGGGAAATGATATGTATGAGTTACTGTTTATACAAATTTAAGCAGTTTGTCGAACGACTTTCGTTGACTCTCCTCTCATATGCTCTTATCCTGTAAGTACAGAGTAGTGACCTACCCGAGTACATACGATCGGAATGTCCTCAATAGTAAGTTTCAACAACTGTATTGCTTTACAAATATCTATCTGCTTCCATGAACACATTCCATTCATCTTTAGTGACAATATGCGCTCCGACCATCCCATTGCACTTGCGAAGTTCGACTGAGTGTTAAAAATCTCCACGATTCTTCCTCGTAGCTTGTTATAATCGAATGCCAACTTGATACCTCCTTTCCGGTTCAAGCTTTTGAATTATCTGTGTAATATCACGTCGTCCATTTTCTGTTAACATAAAATTCAATTTTTTTAACTTTTATGTTTTTATTATTGAACTTTTGCATAATATGTGTTATATTTCAATTACGAAAAGGAGAACATTATGAAGAAAGAAAACACTGCAATTCGTTTAAAAACAATAATGAATATGCGCGGACTTCGGCAGGTTGATATTCTTAATCTGACTGTTCCATATTGTCAAAAGTATAGTGTAAAAATGAATAAGTCAGATATAAGTCAATACTGTTCTGGAAAAACAGAGCCTAACCAAGAAAAGCTTTTTATTCTAGGAAATGCATTGAACGTAAGTGAAGCATGGCTTATGGGTTTTGACGTTCCTATGGAAAGAACTCCCTATAAAGCAGAATCTGTTCAGAACTCTTCCGTCTCTGCTCAGTGCAAGGAAATCATAGAAATCTGCAATCAGTTGTCTCCTCATAACCAGAGAAAGGTTCTCGCCTACTCTAAGAACCTTCTCTCCGCCCAGCAGATGGAAGAAGATCTTCTTGCAGCTCATGCCCGGACGGATGTTGAGCAAACACCCGAAGGTGTTCAGCATGATTTGGATATTATGAATGATGATTCAAAATGGGAGGAATGATATGGCATTAGATATATTGGAATTGCGTAAACTATGTATACCTAAAAACATTCGTATTACACTCCACGCAGCTAAAAGGCTGGAACAGCGTAGGATATTCTTAAAAGATGTAATAGCCTGTATTATGAATGGAGAAATCATCGAACAATATCCAGATGATTATCCTTACCCCAGTTGTTTAATTCTAGGGATGAGCATCGAAGATAAATATCTTCATGTAGTCATCGGAAATCACGAATCGGATTTGTTCCTTATAACAGCTTATTTCCCCAGTTTTGATAAATGGGAATCTGATTTCAAAACCAGAAAGGAGAATGCATAATGACTTGTTTTTACTGCAAAGGTAATATTGAATCTTCTACAACAACTTACATGACTGATTATCAGGGATGCTATATCATTATCAAGAATGTTCCTTGTGAAAAGTGTTCTCAATGTGGGGAAGAATACTTAAATGGTGAAACACTTGAACGAATTGAAGAAATTATTCAAAAAGTTAAAGGTATGCTGACTGAAATTGCAGTTGTTGACTACAAGCAAACAGCTTAGAGAGAACCGTTTTATTTTAATCGCTAAAGGGGTGATCCCAATTGAATTACGAACAATTACTGACTGCTGCCGATCAAGAAGGGTTACTTGTTAAAGAACAACCTCTTACTGAACATGATGGCCTGATCCGCGGCAGTCGCATAGCAATCCGAAAGGATATAGAAACACAAGCAGAAAAATCCTGTGTGCTTGCCGAAGAAATCGGGCATTATCGCACCAGCTCCGGAAACATTTTAGACCAGAATAAGGTAGAAAGCCGAAAGCAGGAATATCGAGCTCGGCTTTATGGGTATAATCTAAAGATTGGGCTTGTCGGCCTGATCAGGGCTTATGAAGCAGGATGTGGGAATCTTTATGAGATGGCTGAATATCTGGATACTACGGAGGAATATTTAAAAGAGGCTATGCAGTGTTACCATGCTAAATACGGTGTATACACTGTTGTTGATAATTATGTCATTTATTTCAAACCATTTGCGGTGATACATATGATTTCATCAGCAGATTAAAGAACGGAGCTGTTATTACCAGATTCGCTATTGGAAGAATATAAGGATTTTACTATTGAACAGATATCTCGAATAACGGGATATCATCAAAAATTAATTGAATTGAGGTTAGGAAAATAGTCTGCATTAAAATTGTCTATATCACAGAGGGAGGATTTCCATTATGGAATTCAAAGATGAATTAAGAAAATACACCGAGCGTCTTGAAAATATCAAGGATACTCTTCAAACCGAAGAGGCTACAAAAATGTCTCTGATTGTTCCTTTTTTTCAGCTTCTTGGATATGATGTGTTTAATCCTTTAGAATTTTGTCCAGAATACACAGCTGATATTGGAATTAAAAAAGGAGAAAAGGTTGATTATGCCATCCTGATGGGTAAAGATCCTGTCATTCTTATTGAAGCTAAATCTGTAAATAAGAAGTTAGACCGGCATAGTTCTCAGTTATTTCGCTATTTCGTGTCAACACCTGCTAAATTTGCCATTCTTACCAATGGTATAGAATATAAGTTCTATACAGATTTAGATGACACAAACAAAATGGATAAAGAGCCTTTCCTAGATATCAATCTTCTTAATATCAAAGATGCAGAAATTTCTCAGTTGAATAAATTTAAAAAACAAAATCTTAATATCTCTGAAATTATGGACTCTGCTTCATTATTGAAATACAATAGTTTATTTAAAAATTTTATCGAAAATCAGTTTAAAAATCCGACTGATGATTTTATCAAGCTTTTTCTTCAGCCAGTATATAAAGGTGCAAAAACGCAGTCTGTGATAGAAAAGTTTCGACCTATTGTAGAAAAAGCACTAACCGATTACATAAATGAATTGTTGACTGATAAAATCCAGGCAGCTCTTAACACTACTGTTACCAGTTCAAATGTATCAGCTCCCAATATACAAACAAACGAACATTGGGATATTCTTTCTGAAATCAAAGATGTCCTGAAGAATACCATTGACGTGAATAAAATCAGCCTTAAGCATACAGGATCCTATACTGCTGTTTTGTATGAGAAAAATGTAAGAAAATGGATTTGCCGTATTTCGTTATCCGGAACGCAAAAATTATTGATTCTTCCGGATATAAATAAAAATGAAATTCGTATGCCAATTTCAGATATATCTGATTTAAAAAATTTCTCAGAGCAAATAATAGAAGTTGTTCAGAGATATTTACATCCAGTTTTGCTCAAAGAGGTTTTGTACACACGTTGGGGAAACTATGAAATGCCTGAACCATATAAAATTTTACTTGAAAAAGGTCCTCGTAAAAACTTAAAGAAATTATAGTAAGTAACTGTCTCAATGGATTGGAGAAAGGAGTTTTCATTATGCCATTACCCAAAGAACGGATTTATACAATAGATGACATCTACGCTCTTCCGGATGGTGAACGTGCAGAGCTGATTGATGGACAGATCTATATGATGGCACCACCTAATACCAGGCATCAGGTAATCGTCGGTGAACTGTATGCTACTATCCGCAATTACATTAAAAGTAAAAGCGGATCCTGTAAACCATATGTTTCTCCATTTGCAGTGTTCCTGAATGAAGATAACAAGAACTATGTCGAACCAGACTTAACAGTTGTCTGCTCA